GCTGCTTTTGCTGCTGCTTTTGCTGCTTTCAAGGCTGCCTTTCTTTCAGCCTTACTCATTTCTTTTGCCATTTTGATAATGTTTTAAAGTGTTAAAATAAAAATTATTATTAAGTACAATTAAAAAGATAGGTTAGTTTAAGAGGTTAACTATCATCCTCTATTTCTGGTGAGTCACGTCCATTAGTAAAGGTATTACTTTTAGTTAGTGCATCGAATAATTCTTCATCTTTAACAATGTAACCTGCAACCCCAGTAAGGCGAACGGTAGTACCTTCTGTCACTGTAGCTACTAAGCTTTGCATGCATGTTAAAGCATTATCATTACTCATGGTGCTAACTAAACTAGTAATGGAAGTAGTCTTATCATTATCTGACTTAACTACTTCCTTACTTAAAATACCTACTAATAGACCAGCCATAATGGCGAAAACAAGTTTCCACCACATTCCTGTGCTACGAAATAATCGTGCAAGGATAAATGCTACAGTTAATAGCCCAATAATTGCTGGTGTCATAATTAGTAAATGTTTTTTAGTTTAACAATTGTTTTAATTTCTCTCTCGCTTTATTAAGACGAGATTTTACTTGAGACTCAGAGAGTTCAAGATGTTCAGCAATCTCTTTGTAAGAAAGATTCTGAACTGTACGTAGTTCAAGTATATACCTATACTTATAGCGAAGTCTGCTTAATGCATCTGATAACTTACTATCTGTCTCATGATATATGTACAAATCCTCTGGTGAGCTGTCAGCCGAACTGCTTACCTGTAGACAGTTATTATCATTATCTAACTCATAATCATACTTCTCTTTTTTAGTACGTCGTATATAATCAATACTACTATTTATAGCGATAGTTTTTAGCCACATCTCAAATGAAATATGATTAACATAACTAGCTATCTTAAAGAAAGCTTTAGTAAACGTTACAGATACTAAATCATCTGTTACATCCTTATTGTGTACAATATTATATATAGTATTGTATATAATTCTGTGATAACGATTATAAAGCTGTGTGAAGGCATATTGTTTACCTTCTTTAGCCTGCTTGATCAGATCTAAAAGCTGTTGTCTTTCTTCATCTGTCATAATTACGGGCTTTTATAAAGTTTTGTTTGACACACCATCCTTCCACACTGCTGCTCTACTGTCAGAATTTAATCTAATCTCAGTGTCATGTAGGTCACAGCCCTCAAACTTTTATTAGTACTTATAGAGGCGATCAAACCTCTATAAGCTTAAAATGGCAATTCTAGTATATTCCTACAATAATATTCATACCAATCTTTGTAGAATTTATTATAAGTATCCCATATGCATTCCATGAATTCTATCTTCATAGGTCTAGTAAGTACACTAGTAGGAGTATTATTGATTAATCCACATAATATTCTTATACGTACTTTTAAAGTTAAATCTTTATCTACTCCTATTTTCTGTAGTATTTGGGTATCGAACCAAGATACTAAGTATTTTACAGTTTGTATCTTAAAAGACTTATGAAACTCTAATTCATTTAATTCCCTTTTTTGTATTCTTAAAAAGGTATACCACTCAGGTCGCCAGTTAAATGAACTATATTTAACTCCCCAAGTGGTATATATATGGTTTGTCAAACTATAAATTAACATATTGCTGCTTTACTCTTTTAGCTATTTTCATTAGTACTACATTAATTTGTGCTAATGACCAGCCTGTGGTTTCTAATATATAAGCTTTAGTTGCAGCTACACCTCTCCCATATATTCCAATATCTTCAAGGTATTTATTAGTAAATGTCTTTAACTGTTCATCAGTTATATTAGGCATTTTTGTACCATGTATCGATTGACGATAAGATGGTAATGAACATATTTCCGAGTATTCATACTCTAGAAAAACAAATTTGTCAGGATTTGCTAATACACTCTGAATTTCAATAGAGTCTTCAGGAAGTATAGTGAATTCTCCTTTCTGTACTAAGTCATTAACTAATAGTGCAGAAGTAATTCTCATACAAGGAACTTCTCCAATTATATTGGCAAGAAGCTCAAAGTTTTCACCTACAATTCTGTAGATACCAGGATGATTGAGTCTCATGGTTGATTAATTTCTTTTTTAAAGTTATTTACTATTCCAGATACTTCTGATAAAGTTAACTCTGGATATTTTTGCATCACTTTATTAACTGCATCAATATCAGATTTAGCTGATCTGAGTAAGTTAATGAACTCTGTTCTTTCATGTTTAGAGTCAAACCAAGCAAAATATTTTACACGCATTGATATTCGTATTCTTTTATTTTACTACTTAATTCATTCCATTTAGTAATATCTATATCAGTAGCATCTACTAAATGTATTATATCACATTTAGTATTGAATACTCTTCTAATATAAGATATTCCTTCTTTGTAGTGATACTTATTCTTATAAGCACGAGGTACTACATTATGAAGACGAGTTATTAATTCAGTCTTCATTCTCATCTCTGTTGCAGCTTTCTCCCATGATTCTGGAAGATTCTGTCTAATAAAATTCATTAATCCCATTTCAAATTAATTTATTGATTAAACTTAATATTGTAGCATTGAAGGGAATCGAACCCTTCACAGCCCCTACGTCTGATCTAGCCTGATATGCTCCAGCTTTCTACGACATTAGCTTAGCCGTTGGACTCTGTTATCACGCTGCGATACCAGTGTAGTCCATTACATAACTTGTATTGCCAGTTATCTGCATATTGACCTATTCTACTTCACATTGTCGCTGTCAAAACCGTTTAGCCCCGTGTATTTCTATTACTAGAAACAGAACTCCTCCACGTTTATATACGTTTATAGTATATATATAAATATTCTAATATGCTTAAATATAAACAAAATAGAAAATTAATCACTATTAAATGTGATTGTTGTGGAAAAGAATTTGAAAAACCTGTTTCTGAGTATAACAGGAATATTAAATTAGGTAGAGCAAACTATTGCTCACGTGCTTGTAGTGGTAAAATGTGTAATAAAAATAATAAACAAAAAGGTAATCCTTCTTCTTTAAATCCTTATGCTAGGAGAGACCAATATACTCCATTTAGATATTATTTTAGAAATGCTAAAAAGAGATTTAAAGATTTCAATCTTACATTAGAATATCTAAAACAATTATGGGAAGAGCAAAAAGGTATCTGTCCTTACACTGGTATACATTTATATTTAGCCGAATATAAAGCTAATCATAATAATCCTATTTATACAGCTTCTTTAGATAGGATAGATTCTACTAAGGGCTATATAATAGGTAATGTACAATTTATCTCTACAGCAATAAATTATATGAAGAATAATATGTCTCACAGAGATACAATTAAGCTCTGTAATATTATTGCTAAACACGTAGTGGAGCTAGGGGCATACGATAGCCCCGTCCATACGACTGATTCATAGACCTAACAGTCAATGTGGGTATATGACCGACCAAAGTCATATACCCTATGGTCTTGAGAATGGTTAGTTCTCTTATACTGATCTTGATAATACACGAATAATAGTTAAAGTATAGATACTTTAAACGATTCAAAGATTCATATTATTCAGTCTAAACTTGATGTCACGACTAAGGCTTTTCTCTATTTCTAGAGGACAATCTTATTGTCGCGATCTCAGACTTATGATCAGTAGTTCACAGTGGTTCCCCATAACTGATTTAAAAATTCTGTATGAGACCTGTTAATTCAGGTCCTTGTATACCTCAGGCCCTAGTTAGTTCAAAAGAACTGATTCCGACTCACATACTAAGCTATTGATTCAAAGATTCTAAGCTTGGAACCTCTTTTATTTTGTTTGTTTTGAGTTAGCGACGATTTACACCGGGTACTAACTCATCGTATGTCCACTGCCAGGAATCCGGGAAGATATCACGCAGTTCTTTTTGAGATTCGTCAATACTCTTACCGATTTCAATAAGGTCTTTATCGTACTGCTTCTTCATCTCGCGAGCTTCTTTATCCCATGCGGACACAGGTTTATTTCCACTCTTGATATCTTCAGCAAGTGCAGATAATTCCTTCAGGTAGGTTTTAATACGTTGGTTTGTGCGATTAGAACGGCGAACCTGCAGTACTGCGGAGGATACTGTAAATTCACATTTCTGTACAATAGCGACTAACTCATTTGTTAGCTTCTCTTTGCGACGTTCAGCAATCTTCTCAGCTGCCTTGGTAGCAATGTCTTCAGTTACTTTACTAGAGTTAGCGATTACATCTTGGATGTTTTCTCCATTTACTTCCTCTAAGAGGATGTTCATTTTCTTTTCTGCCATTTTGAATACAGTTTAATTGATTTAACAATAAAATTTATTTAACACTACAATATAATCTTAATGAAAGAACAATCATCAAAATATCTCTTTTTAGCCTCTATTATAGCTACTGCTATAGTGTTTAGCCTTAATTTAATATCTTTATATTTGTTCTTTTTGTGGATTCTTAGTGCTGCTTCTCTACTACATCTGCTAAAGTATGATATAGCTTCTAATCTTTTCTCCTCATATAAAGTAGGAGTAATAATTATATTGGTCATATAATATGACATTTTAAGCAGTTTTAAGTGCTTGCCTACGTTCTCGATTTAATCGAATTTTACGCTGACGGCAGCTTTCTCTATTACCTGCTTTTATCAGCTTACGATTTTCGTACGCTGTTTCTCGTTTCTTACGATTCATAGATGTAAGAATAAGGAAATTAGTTACTCTTTGACGCTCTTTTTTTAAGTATGTTTCAAGTTTAGCTATTTCCTCTTCAGCCCAGTCAATATATTCTTGTACTGGATTTTTGTTTAATTTTTCAAGCTCTATAAATTCTTTTAGAGCTTTTATGCGTTTTGTTTTTGTTCTACTCATATCTTTTTGATAAATTTAAGTAAAGTTAAAAGAACTATCCTATTTATTTGTATCTCTTATTCATAGGTAACCCGTTTCCTTCATCACTGACCAATAAATGGTTGACCGTTGTATAGTCCGTTGTACTCTTGAATAGCAGTCTAGCAACTGCTAAACTTCCATTAGGGATTTGGTTATAAATAGTTCTTTAGGTTGACTGAATCCACCATTTTACTAACAATTTAAATTAGTAATATATAGTATTGAGTAGAAACTCTGGCGGGTTCTCTACTTCTTTACTATTCTTTGGTTGCATTCTGAGTTTACACTCGTGAGTACATTCACTACAGTTGATATGATTATCAAGTGTAGGACAATCATTGTTTACTTCCATGCTTTCTTACGATTATAAGGCTCCATTTTCTTATGTTTTGGCTTCTTTTTGAACTCTTTTGGAGGTTCCTCATTGTTTTTCTTTGCCATATTAATAGAATTTAAATAGAGGATTAATATCACGTAACAACTCGGGTAATACGGATAATCCGTATTTCTTTAGCATTTTACGATGTTCATAATACGCGGAAGTAATATTTACCTGAGCAATAATACTTACAGGAACACTAATAACCTCACGATTCTGTTGCACTAAGAACTTACATAGTTCTGAATTCAATAGCTCTCGTGTCTTGAGAGCAGGTGAACCAATAGATGCAACAATCTTCTTACAGAAGTCTTCTATTACTGGTATTTGCGGATTAGATGGTCTATCTACTGCTATATTAGTTGGAGTTAAACATTTAGCTACCATAGCACTCATCACATCTTCATCTGATAAGATACTTACATCTACGTTCTTAGCATCTGTATTATTTGCTATATTTGATGCTAAAGATGTTACTAGTGCATGTTCATCTTTTATTTCTCCTTTAAATGTAATAATAATTGCTTTCATATTTTACTTTTGATAAGTTATTTACTAGGAATACTAATAGATACTTCTATTTCATACTCCTCTAATTCTTCAAATAGTTTATCAGTATTTGATTTACTGATAATTTCAATAGGTGGATTAACCTCTACTCTTTTACCTGGTACTGTTCTACATAGCTTTTTAGCTCGTTCTAACGATATACCAAGTACTTTAGTAGTAGCTAATAGATTTGCAAGATAGTGGTCGTTACTGAACTTTATCTCAGTTAACTTACGACCTTCTTTTACTTTATTGACTACCATTCTTCTTCCTCTGAAATTAAGTTCTCAAATTCAGTGAAGAAATTATCTGGATCGTTGCAGAGAATTCTTGTATTATCTGTTTCTATTACTACAACTTCTCCGAGTTTACTGGTATTGCTGCATGTTATACTGTCAATTGCATCAATGTGAATAACACAAGGTTTTGTTTCTTCAGTATCTGTAAAACATTGTTCTACAAATAAAAATTTTCCAATCTTTTTCATGTTTCTAAAAAATTTAAATTGTTAATAATGACGCCTGGGCACTCAGGATTTAATTAAGTTAGTGCCAACTTAGTTTATAGCATTTGTTATAAGACAAAGATAAACGACTACAATCGTTACTTACTATGACTCTCACTATAGTTTTAACTCATAAGCAGAAATAGCTGTCAAACTAAATCTTATTGGAGTACATGGTTTTAACGTCCGCACGATCATATATACCATTTATTCTATCAATTCCGTTTTTTACAGTTGCGCAATTAACCTGTATAAATGAGGATAAACGATAACCTTGCTGTATATACTTACGCCCCACATGCTTGTCATTTTCTGAGGACGTATACTCTATCTTCACAGACTGAGTATACTAAACTCTAATATTCATTTAAAACAGGAGGTTTGGTTTTAATTTTGAATAGAGTCATTTACAACCGTTGATATAACATGAGTTTGTATAGAGTCATCAAGATATTTTTGAGCTCTTGCCCCAGATAACACTGTGTTATACGTTGATGTGTTTGATTCATATATGTAAATCATGTCTTTTATAGACAACGATGTACCATGTTGCATCAAAATATCAATTAGTACTACCTTTGGCATAGCTAAAAATACACTATCAACTCTTCTATCTTCTCTCATTTGCTCTCTCATATCGAGAATATCCTGTATTGTTGTTACAGGTTCCTCAATAATAACTTGAGGATCTTCTTGTACTTCTTCTTGGTTCACACCATTTAAGAAATTAGCAATGTTTTCACGCTCTGCGTAAATTATTGCTCCCATCATGCCTATTAAGGCAAGAGTTATTAATACTACCCAAACTATTATTCTTGGCGGTTTAGGTCTCGCCATCAAAT